ACCTTTACCAGTTGATGAAACAATTCCCATTTCAACACCAGCCATTCTAATGGCTTTATCCATTTCGAATATACCAGAGTTTCTTAATTTACCAAACCCCTTACTTATAAGACCACCCATCTTAGACATTAAAGCACCACCAGCCTTAAGACCCATGTTAATTTTATTAACATTTTGCGCTGCCTCTATGTATTCATCATTGGTTTCCTTAGCTATCTTAAGTGCATCATCAGCATAAATGATTGTTTCTTTTAATAACTTTCTTCTTTTGTATAATAATTCAATCTCCTTTTTTCTCTTCTTAATTTCAGCATCAGTACCTTTATTTCTAATTACTAAAAGCTTCCTTAATTCATTATTATTTTCAATTTCTTCTTGTTTAAGGATTGCTTGTTGTTGAGTTATGTGTTTAATATTTGATTGAATCTCTGCAATTTCCTTCAAATGTTTAGCATATGCTTCCGCAGAAGAACTAATTTTCTCCTGTAACTTCCCATTAGCTTCTAAACTTTTACGGATTTCATCAAGGCTTTTTTGGTTTCAATTCTATCTGGAGTATTTCTACCAGTTTCTTTAAACTTCACCTCTAGTACTGCTTTATAAGTACCATTGTCTTGCTTTTTTTTGAGTTTAATTGAATAAGAAATTGGTAAACCCTTGATAGTACCATTAAATTTTTCACCATCAAATTGTGGTCTATAAGACACACCAGCGTCCAATTTAAAATCTTTAAGACCATGCGTAACGCTTACTGGTTTTACTGTTTCAAATTCATAATATTTATTCTTTAAGAATTCTTTACTAGTCTTCTTAGTCTTTTCACTATCTCCATCACCATATTTGTTGATAATATTATTAACAACAGCAATACCCTTAGCTTTACCAATTTTAATCAACCCACCTAATAAAGAAGGTTGATAATACATCATCTTTCTAATTGTTGGGTCAGCCATTGCCATTTTCATAATTTCTTTCTTACGAATTTCTTGTTCTTGTTCTTTTTCAGAATCAGTCTTCCCTTCAACATCATTACTAATATCATTATCAGTGTTCGCAAATTCTTCACCCTTATCAGATAAGACAGTATCAACTAATTTTTTACTAGAATTACTAATATCAATTTTAACCACATTCTTAAGAACCATCTTAGAACCACCAGATATTTGTGGTGCTGAGATTATCTTTCCTTCCTCATTCTTTTGTGGTGGTATATACTTACCATCTTTAAGACCCGTAAACGTATTATCTGTTTTAGAAAATGCAGAAGATAAATCAAATAAAAACACACCATTTTTATTTGACCCTTCAATAAATTGACCATTACCATAAATATTTGTAATTTTAAGAATACTTACCTCTTCTTTCTCCCCTAACATATATGATACAGCAACATAACCACCCTTTTCAACAGCACCACTAAATCCACTAACAACTTCATTAATCATCCTTAACAATTCGTACTGTCCTTCCGTTAACTTTATTCTCATTATAATTGGTTTATATATAAATACCTACCACAAAGGAAAATTCCCAACCTTTTAATGGTTAGGAATATCTCCGTTTTGTAATTTAGTTTTTAATTGTTGACCACTAACTTTAGTAGTTCTCTTTCCATTACCATTACTGGTAGTGGAATTTTGTTCTTCCATTTGTTCTTGTCTCTTTTGATTTTCATTGATAAATGAAGTCAAAAAATACCTTCTTTCATATGTTGGTATGTTTAAAACATCACTGTATGGGAGCTTTAAGTGTCTCATACATAGATAAATCTCATCCAACAATGGGACCTTATAACTGGATGTTAGGCCAAAAAAACTTGAGGTTAATAGGAAGAAACGTGTCGAGGGACCCACCTCCAGGGGTCCCAACCGTGATTGACATGTCAATTCCACAAGTTATCGAATTTATATATTCCGTTAATTTAGTTTTATCTAATAATCTCATATTCTTTGTGAAGTTTGTAATTGTCTCTGGGTTGGTATCACCATTTATAGAAACTATTTGTTTTTCAAGTACATATAACGATGTATTATCTATTGGTAATTTAAGTGTTTCCACCTCATACTCTACCTTATTTTCAATTTCCTCATTATCACCAACTGTTAGTAATTTAAACTTAATTGGTGTTTGTGTTGTTGGTAAGGTAAAATCAAAATAACCATTTTTATCTGGTTCAATATTAAGATTTATTGTTTTCATTTCATTAAGGTCAATCTCAGTATCAAAAGGTTCCCCATTTTTACCACTAACGGTAATTGGGTACATATTTCCATAACCAGTTGCTCTAAGCCAAAGCATAATAGCATCTCTATCACCCTCAACTAAATCTCTATATCTAATATCAGTATCTAACATCTTTCTATTCATTAGAACCTCTAAGAATCTACCACTGTTTAATAAGTTTGGTGATGTAAGTATATTTTCATCCGCAGTGGTCATATAAGCCACTTTAATGGTCTTTCTCTTATTTGGGTATAACTTACCCTCAGAAGGTAAAGGAATAACGTCAAACGCAGCATTTAGGTTTGGTTCGCTTAATTGTTGGATATACACATCATCTACTGGTGGTGTAGGTGGTGGTGTAGGTGTACCATAATTAGTATTTGATGGTGGAGTGGGTGGAACCACTGGCGGTATACTTGGTGGTTCTGGATTTGCCGCTCTCTTATCATCAATATTTTTCAAGTATTGTTGGAATTTAACAATGTCTTCATATGACATAGCACCTTCTTGTGCTTCTTGAATATCTACTGGTGCCATTTGAGGTTGGTTTGAGGGAGCAACTGAGGGAGCAACTGAGGGAGCATTTGGGTTTACAACACCCATTTCTTCCATCAACGCTTCTCTAGCTTCAATTCCAGCATCTTTATTAATTTGTGTTGCTTTATCAGCATGTGCCCTAAGTTTTATTTGTTCTTGGGTTCTACGTCTCATTTCAGCAGCCGCAGCTGTTTCTCCATCAGACACTTGATTAGAATTACCAATTGGGTCATCCACTCCTTGTTCTGCATTAGTAGCTAATTGTGTCCCAACTGCATTCGCTATATCTAGCTGTTCCTTAGTTGGGAAAACTTGTGGTTTTTGTTTGTCCATAATTTAAAACATTTAATATTATTAATGTACTAATAAATACTCTATAGTAAAGTTTTTATAAAAACAAAAAAAGACCACACTTTCATGTAGTCTTTTTAAAATATAAATTTAAAGTTTATTAGAATAATAAAATTGCTCTATCAAATCTCATTGTTGCAGTGATATCAGCAATAGAATCATCATCCATTGAAAGCTCACCGAATCCAACATTTGTAAGCATTGTACCTTGAAGTACCCACTTCTCAATAACAACACCTGTTGGGTCAAGCATTTCAAGTTCTACGTCCTTCTTGTAACCAGCCGCATAACCTTGTCTACCTGTAATTGATTCAGAATGAAGTCTTACCCATTCCATGATAGCTTGTGCAGCAGAAGGTCCAATCGGGTCTCTAAACGTAACGTCAATTGAACTCCACTTGAATCTACCAATTACCCAAGTTGATGTGTTTAAGAAAGGGATTTCCACTTCCTCTTGTTCGATAGACGGTCTTGATGCAGACGCTAACCACCATTCTTGAATACCTAAATCCGCTGGGAATCTTAGGAGCCACCTGTTCTTTTTCTTTGGTTCGTAAGGAACGGGCATTTTCATTAATAAATCAGCCATAATATTTTTTGTTTTTTAAATTCTTTTTATTTAATAATAAATACTCTCTACTTGTATTTTTGTAAATTTTATTTATTAAATGTCATCAAATGATGCACCTGTACTCATTATGTTAAACTCTACACAAATGAATTCTAACGCTCTTGTTGGTTTAATAAATACTCTACCACAAAGTTCGTTTCTATCAATTGCTTCTGGGTCGTCATCTAACACCACTCTAAAGTCTGTAAGACCTCTCTCAGACCTAATATTGTCTAAGATTGGGTTTACCAAGCTTAAGAATTGGTTTCTAACGATTGCATCGTTTTGTTCGAAAAGAAGTCTGATAGATACAGCAGAAATAAGTTTTCTAGCTTGTAATAAAAGTCTTCTAACATTAAGTCTATCCAATGCAGATTCTCTAACTTGAAGTGTTTTATTACCCCAAATCTTAATACCTTCACTTGTCCAAGTTGTAACTGGATTGATTCTACCATCATAAAGGTCATCTCTCATTGCTTGAGTTAACTTAATTCTAGCTTGAACAGCATCAACATCACCTCTTTGTACACCAGCAACTGCAAACCATGGGAATGCGATGTTATCTGTAAGTGCGATGTTTCTAACAACGTCTCTTGTTGGTGGAACCCAAATGTACTGGTTATTTTCAGCATCATTTATTTGTATCCATGGCCAGTATGTTGCAGAATAATTACTATCAAATTGTCCATCTAAATCATTAACAACATCTTCTGGTATTAATATATCACCCGAAGCATCAGTATCTGGAGTTGTGATAATGTAGATTGAATCTGCTCTATCTTGCTCAACCATTTCAATTGCTTCCTCAACTAAATTAGTATTATCGAAGTCATCAATACCTGGAGTCGCAAACACATTGATGTTTGTAGCTTCTGGGTTATTGAATGTCCAAATACCCTCAAGGTATGCGTAGTAATCAGAGTTAATACCTGTATCACCGTTAGTCAATGCTCTATTTGTAAATGTACCGTTAGTAAGACCAGCGTTACCCTTAGAACCATTAATTAAATAATTATCCTTGTTTGTTCTTCTAGTTCTGTATACATCCCATCCATCAAATCCACCATAAGGTGCAAATGTGAACTTTCTAGCATATAATTTTTCATAGTCAGTACCTTCAATACCAGAATCTGTTCTAAACTCAGCATTACCTGTGTCGAATTGGAAGACTGGTGAGTAAGTACCACCTGTATTATTAATCACTATCTCTACGTTATCAATTGTTGCACCAGTCGCATCGATATCCATGTGGAAACCGTTTGTAAGACCAGTCCATTGATTAAGCTCAACAGAGTTAGGAACACCCTTATAGTCAAAGAAATCTTGGTCGATTCCAACAGTATTAGAAAGACCTAAGTAAATCTTACGTTTATTTTCAAATACACCATATGATGTGTTATATTCTAAGTCTGGTGAAACTACATCTGTATTACCGTTAAGAGTATAATCTCTTACTGGAACACCGATGAAACCAGCTGGGAATGCATCACTTGTATCAGATTCTTCTTCAAGCTCAATTAACACGTAGTTAGACTTAGCTGGGAAGTTCCCATCAACAGTACCAAGCTTCTTAGCGATGTAGTTATTTGATGTTGGACTCATAGAACATCTAGAGTACTTCTCAAGTATAACTGGCTTAACGTCAGTATCAGCGTAAGCTCTAATTACAACATCAAACTCTTTATCGTCTGGCTTAATATTAGTTATTGATATTTTAAATTCTTTATTTGCTGAATTACCATCTGAAATAGTCCAAAGTCTGAATAATTTAAGAAGGTTTGTACCTCTAAGTTCTGATACAACCCACGGAGTAACCGCTGGAGAAAATTCAGCCTTATAGTCATTAAATTCTTGTGCATAATTAACAAGTGTTTGATTAACACCTCTAATCTTACCAGCAGTATTAAGGTCTTGGAACATATCTAAGAATAATTCTTCTACAAATATTGCAGTTTCATTATCTTGTGCAGTACATCCAAGTACTCTCTTAAGGTAATTTTTCTTAGTATTATCTAAAGATAATGAGTAAGACACAGCACCTTGTGTTACTGAATTAGCAGTAAGAGTGAAGTCACCTAATGGTGCTTCCTCAGCTGTAATTACTGATGGGTCGAAACCTAAATCAGTAGTTGCTGATAATTGGAAATTAAGATTTTCATCTCCATCGTAAGTACCTCTAGACCTAAGAAGTGCTACAACTTGATTCTCAACCCCAGCATAACAAGCACCAGAATACGTAACTGTTTCACCAGTTGCAGTACCGAAGTATGTTGTACCAGTATTGTCAACAAAGTCAACATAAAGGTTAAATGATGAACCACTAAAATTACAACCACCCGCTGGGTCTTTGTAATATGTTGCAGCAATATCTGCGGTAGTCCCAGTTGTTGCTGTTCCAAGAAATGCTAATTGTGCATCTAAATCACCAGTATCAATAAGTGCTTGAACTGTTGGGTCAGCAGAAACTAAATTTGTTACAGTACCAGCAGTTGTTGCTGTATATGAAATCAATGGGTTATAAGATGTTGCTGTTGTAGTTACACCAGTTGTTGACGTATCCAATGCAGCATCAAGCGTAATAGCCCAAGCTAAACCAGCATCGTATCCAGATAATCCTAGAACTCTTGTTACAAACAATTGATTTGATTGTGATAAATATGATTTAGCTATGTAAGGTAATTCATATGCTGGAGCACCAGTGTCCTTAACCTTAGAAGCGTTTAATCCACCAAAGAAGCTCTTGAACTCATCATAATTACTTACAAAAATTGGTTGGAAGGCTGGACCTTTGTTTGTTTCACCAACTAAACCTAATGTTGTAACACCAACTTGACGGGTTACGTATGATAGGTCATTTTCTGAGGTATAAACCCCTGGGCTTACGAATACACTATTTTTTGCCATTTTATTTCTTGTTTTTAAATTTATTATTCTTATCGTTAACAATAAATATGTTTTAAAAACTGAAAAAAATTTTTATGGAGTAGAATACTCCATAATTAGTATGACTTTTTTCTACCTTTTGTCATACTTATATATAAATGACTAATGAAACGCACTAAAAACCTTAAAATAACGCCTAATACGCATAAAATATTAAAAGACTATTGTGAAGAGAACGGTCTTAAGATGTTTGCATTTGTAGAGAAGATTATTAAAGAACAATGTAAAAAACCTAATGACATATATGGTGAGCATTAAACTTTCTTTATAAACTTAGCCTTTCTTCCCTTCTTCAAATAGTAAGATTTAAAGTTCTTACCCTTCGCATATAAATACCCTTCTTCCCACCATTCCGTCATAACTTCTTTATCAAACATCAAACTATTATTCGTTAATTTCCTTGGAGTGTAATAAAAATTAAGTGTAACATCATCTAGTTTAGCCTTAAGTTTACCAATTTGAATATCGTCTTTGGATAATTCATAATGCATCATATCTATCTCAGTAAGGATACCATGTAATAAATTCCTCATATACTCAACTTCAAATTTTGGGTTTTCTTCCTTTAATATTATAATATCAATCTCTGTTGCACCTCTATTTATAGCTTCTTGAATTGGAACTGTTTCAAGGATACCACCATCAATGTATTGATAATCGTTCTTAAGTACTGGACTCATAAATGGATATGCACTACAAGATGCTTGTGTCCATTCACAGAAATCATCATAACCCCAATTCATAGAAGACTTATATTCCACTTGTTTAAGTGTTGCATTTACAGTACAAACAATTAATTCCTTTTCTAATTCTTCTTTAACAAATAGATATTCCTTCTGAGACATGAATTCTTTTATTAGTGACAATAGATTACTAGAATCACCAAATGAAATTCCACCTTCAAATTTTTTAATTGTAAACCAAGGAAATCCCTTTTTCCTTTTAAATTTATATGATGGTAATAAATTTCTGATTACTCGAAACCAACTAAGTTCAGTTTTAACCTTACCATTCTTGTTTTTAACAAGCTTAAATGGATTAACCTTCCAAATTTTTTCATTTGTAACTGTTGTATAACCCTCTTTTAATTTAGGGATATTACCTGTTGATGCAATTAATTGTACAAGTGTACCTGTTGATGATGAGACATACATATCGTAGTCTTTTTTATTCTTCGTTGTTAAGTAATCAACAATACCACCAGCAAAGGCACCCTTAGCACCACCACCACTTATTACGATTGCTTTCTTACTCATATCTTAATCTTTTAACATTTCAGTGTGAACATTTAATATATGTTGTTCTTCATTTGCTTTGGTTAATAAATCAGCCATTATTTTACCAAAGGTTCCAGCATCTACATTACCAGCACTAAGTGTGTCCCACACAAGGTTTGTGATATCTGTTATGGTTGCACCACTTAAACCTGTTGCACCACTTAAATTAACTGAATCTAGGAGACCTTCTACTACCACATTACAATTTGGTCCACTATTATCCTCTAAACGTGCCACACCCCTTACAACAATAGTACCCTCAGTACAAGTAGAGTCTATTAATATCTCACCAGCTATTACATCAATTGACATTGAAGCCCCAGATGTTGTGAAGTTTCTCACATCTAAACCACCAGTATAATTTCTAATATGAATATCAGAACTAGTATTATTACAATCCAATATTGGTTTTTCACTACCAGCCACTAAAGAAATACAATTATTAAAAATAATATTTTCACTTGAACCAGAACTAAGTGATAACGAACCAATAAAACCACAATTAGAGGCAAACCCCTCAAAACCAGTTAACCCACTTGTAGCGGTACCTAAAACACAATCTTTAAATGTTGCTGAACCTTCTACCTCACCAAACAATGTCAATCCAGCAAAAGTTGAGCCAGATATACTTCTTCCATCAAACTCTATACTAGAGGTCAATGGTGTTTTAGAAATAATATGTGAATCGGTCATTGGTGTTGAATCAGTGTAAACTAATGCACCATTTAATTCATACCCATTAAGTACTGTATTATCCGCAATAGTATGAGCATCCGACCAATTATTAGTTGGGTCTGTTAAACTACCTCTTGGGAATTGTATACCACTCAATCCACCCTCAACATTGATATATACACGACCATTGGTAAATGATTGGTCATTAATTTGTTTAGAATATGTTAAACCAGCTGAGTTAGCTGAACGTATTTGAACTTGATTAAGATTGGTAACATCGGCTATATTCGAGTTGGCACCAGCTAAGTTTACACCATAAGGTGCGTCTTCAAAGGTTACAGTATAACCGTTGACTATATTAATTACTCTCGCTAAGGTTACACCACCAACAGTTACTGTTGTGTTATGAGTATGAGTCCTTTCATTTACAATACCGAAATTATCAGCTTCGATAGCTCTTAAATCTAGTCTAAAAACATCGATATCTAACTGTCTAATCTCAAAAGGGCTTGCACTCACAAATTGGGTATAACTTTTCGGAACAAAAATTACCTTAGTTAACCAATCTATTGTTAGCATTATCCAGTTGCTTTATTACCTTGTGTTTTAATTTGTAGATGCTGAATTTGTTTCTTTAATAATTCAAGTACCTTCCCTTGTTCTAAGACTTGGTCCTTGTAAATTTTATTTTCCTTTTGTATCTCCCTAAACATGTCTCTAGTTTTAACACTATAATCTCTAATGGCTATTAAATTTTTATAACCAGCAGTTTCTTTAATTGCTAAATTTTCGATTTCTTTACTTGCATCATCCATATTAAAATTTATTTATACTAATAAATATACAGAATTGATGTAATAAGTATAGGTTATTGAGTTTTTATTCGTCAGACACTAGAAACACAGTTAAATCTAACCCTGTAGCTAGTATTGAACCAGTAATAGGTGACTCTTTATATAATGGTGTGTTGGTTCCTTTTCTAATTCTACCCTTCACTGGTTGTGGGTTAGTATAGTTAAACCCAGTATCTTGTAGAATACCACTTGCGTTGGTCACATCATCTAAAATTACAGTATCTACAGCTAAATCACCACCAGTATCTGCAAGTACCAATACTCTAGCCCCTTCTATAACCGCACTATCAGCAGCATCCAACGCAGTAATCTTAACAGTCGTTGTAATTTCAGCAACTGTTGATGCCCCAGCACCATTTCTAACTGTTGGTACCCCTGTTACGTTTAATAAGTTTAATGTAACAAGACCACCAGAATTATTATAAATAGCTGCATCAGTAGAACCAGTAGCCCCATAACCAATAAATTCATTACCATCAAAAGTTGATGTACCAGTTGTGGTAATTTCAATGGCATGTCCATCTGAGAATGTAAATTCTGAATTTCTAATATTACTTGGGTCATCAGATTCGATAAACGCAACACCATCAGCTGTATTAGCCGCTAAGACGGTAATTCCATCCAATGTCGCACCACTTTGTAATATTTTATCACAATCAATGAAGGTTGTACCAGTAAATCCAGCAGAACTTTGTAATGAAATGGTATTAGCACCCGTCCATACACCATTGGTATCTGAAAAAGTATTGGTTGTTGAGTCAACAGTAAGTCCCCATCTTACAAGTGTTGAATCCGCAGAAGATATTGATGCAAGTTCCCACGTAACATCTGTACCAGCACCTCTAGTGTTGATTTCATAAAAATCAGTCCCTACAAGTTCATTGGCGAATATAACTTTAAATGCTGAATCAGTAAATACCGATGTTGCCGAACCAGTCGATGGACCAATAAATAATTTACCTTTAGAAATAATAGCACCATTTGATGATGACCACCATCCATAATATGCTGTATCTTCATCAGCCGCTCTAACTGTTTCAAATGTATTAGGTGTACCAATTGTACCAGCATCAACCCTTAACCCTAACCCAATAGTCATTTGGTCAAGCTGTCCAGAGTTGAAGTTACCCATAATAGACGGTGTACACTCTATACCACCACCCATCTGCGTAACATTGGTTAATTGTGCTGGATTACCAGCTAATGTCCATGTACCAGTAGTAATTGTGTCAAAATCTCTTGTTGGGTCAATTATTCTTGTATTAAACCCACCTTTATAAAAACCAGTTGGGTCTACATTCCACTCCGCTCTATCAGTACCATTCCCCATGATACATCTAAAACCACCAGTAGCTGGAATAGCTAATTTACTATTAAACCATAAAATATAATGATATCCTTCTTCTCCACCACCTACAGAAAAATCATAAGGTGCTGTTGCCCCAAGTGTAGTTGTATATAACTCTGAATAAGTAGCTGAAATCTTAAGACCTATAGCACCAGTTCCTTCAACGAAATCATCATCCCCAGATATATTACCTAGGTTGAATCCAGTTACTGCATCACAACTGTTTACTATTTCGCCAATTAACGTTACTGCCATTATAAATCATTTATTATACTATCTCTATGAAACATTATTGTTGCTCCTACGAAAACCGAATGGTGATAAACACTAGTAGTTTCTGGTATAGTAAGTAGTATATCACCAAAATGATTACCACCCCAACCACCAGCTGGTCCAAATACATACCAATCAACTTGATGGTCGAATTCCCACAATGAAGTAGTTCCAGAAACCTCTGTTGGTGTAACAAGTTGTGCAACTGTTCCACTTAATGTTGGCATGTTGTCCATAAAGGTAACATCCATATTACTATCAAATGTTATTAAGTCTTCACTAGTTTTATTAACTACAATTGCCTTGGTTATTCCACCAATTTTACAGTTGTAGTTCCACACATCAAGGTCTATTCTTCTACCAGACCATACATCTGTATCATTATCTTCAAAATAAAATACAATACCAGCCATATGTAATATTCTTATAAATCGGTTGTTCTAATCGCAGTTACCGAACTATCTGAGGAACTGAACGTAGCCGATGTAATGAACTGCTTAATTGGTGTAACTCCACCATCTCTAACAATTACAACTAAATCTCTATCAGTACTATATACTCCAGTAAATGTTTCCGTACCACCAGTATTAGAAGCTAATAAATCTAAATAAGTGATGTAAACATCATTACCATCGGTTGCATTAACACCAGCAAAGTCTTCTTGTCCATCTGTAGATGTAATTGCGAAATCTGGTCCAGTATAACTAGAATATTCCAATCTTCTATCAAATCCATTATCATCAAGAACTCTAATTGTACCACTTGACGGTGTGTCAGTAGGTATTTGAGTAGAAACCTTAACAGTTGTTATATTGTCAGTAGTTAAAGAACCACTTAGTGTTAATTGGTCTTGGTCAATTGCTGGGTTAGACTCAGCATCAGTTGAAATACCATCCCAAGGAGCAACAAGTACTCTATCTTCTCCATCAATTAATCCAGCCACACTAAAGCTTACATTGTTCGGTGGAGTAACAGACGTGTTAGTTAAATCAAACAATGTATCAGAGTTGGTTAAATCATCAGTCTCGATACCTAAACCGTAAGCACCAATAATCGCAGAACCCGTAGACTGACCAACAAATGGTACTGAAATCGAACGCTCAATAATTGTTGTATCCATTGTTGCTGTTGCTGTAGAAGTATCACCAGTAATGACATCACCATCTGTTGGTATAACACCTGTTAATATTTGCATCCACAAATTAGTTCCAGCTGTTGGACTATCTATCGCTAACATTTGACCAGTTCCACCAGTCCATGATATAGGTTCAAAAGCATTGAATGTACCTGTTGGAGTGTCAATTTGTACTTGGTGTGTTATTCCTCTAAATAACTCCCCATTTAAACCATAAATTGTATCGGATGAACCATCACGAGTTATATATTTTGCATATTCATAAAAATCATTAATAGAATTTGTTGGTTTATTAACATCCCATTGAGAATAGTAGTATTCATCAGCACCGTTATTATTAACATCAAGACCAATATAACCCTCTGTTGTATTTGAAATTGTAAGTGCAGAAACTGTAGTTGCTGTTGTTGTATTGTTAAGGTCATCAGAATTAGATAGGGCTAATACGTTGTTACCACGAGAAGTACCGTTAATTGAGAACTCAGAATATGTTTTACTAAATTGTCTAGTAGTACCAATTAAACGTCTACCATCAATATCAACACCAGAAGTTCTAGTTTTAACCATGAATCTGTGAGAAATACCCTGTGCTGAATCTGCATTTAAACCACCTCCAGCAAAATTCCACCAATCATCAGTAACAACACCACCATTTTGGATTAATTGAATCTGTACATCAGCGTTACCGAAGTTTACAATACCATCCCAGATATCAGCACCAGATGCTTGAATAATAGAACCATCATAAAGATGTTCTGCTGCGTTTGCATCAATGTTATAATTTCCTAACATTGTGATAATGTTATCGGTAGAACGTCTAGATGGGTCCTCATCTGTGATATCTAACTCATCATCTCCACTTGAGGTTGCATCATCTGCTAAATCTTGTAACCATCTGTGAAATTCAATCACAGTTGCGTAAGACGGTTCAGCACCATCATGGTCATCACCTATATATCTTACATTTCCAGTACTTCTCGTAACTGTCCATCCACTTGCTACTATTGCCATATTAATTTAATTTTTTTTTATCTTTTAGTTGTTATTAATAAATATACCTATTTCATTAAAAATACGAATAACTTGCTCGATTTGCCCAAACTTTATTTAATTCTTCATCACCATTCGCCCATAAACTACTATAAGTCAAACCAGAAATAGTTATCACTTGTAAAATTTTACAAGTATTAATTGAACCATAACCAATATAACTACTATTAGTTGTATATGTATCTACATCAAATTTAGGTATCTTATTACCTAAGTAAGTTAAGTCAATTATTCCGTTACCATTCTCATCAATTGCAGTTATATAACCATTATCAAGAGCATCTTGGATGGTTGTCGCTTCTCGTATCTCTTCAATTGAAAAATAATCACTAAGTGTATATCCACTAGTAGGGTGGTCAAAATAAGCACCCAATTCCTCAAATTTAACAGGTGATAGTGTTCCAGTTGTTGTGAATATAAATTCTGTCATTATCTTTTCTTTAAATAAACATTAATTGTTGGATATGAAATACTCGTACCCGACACATATAAATACAATGTATCACCAGAACTCACATCCAAGTTAACTGAATCATCGTATTTATTATCTTCTCCACTTAACAATAGATTATAAATTGAGTCGGTTGCAATACTTGTCCCAGTTAAAATATGAGCTTGCCAAGTATCTAAATCTCTACCACTAGCAACAACGTCAGTTATCGTACCATCATTATATACTCTATACGGTATTATATTGTATGGTGTACCATCATCTTGTCTAAGGAAAATATTATTCTGATTTGCCTTATCTCTAGAGCCAGTAAACATTATAGTATCAATGTTTTCACCACTAACTGTAATTCCAGAAAGATTAACAGTGTAAGCTGAAAGTGTATCATTCCTATCAAAATACAATGTTGAACCATCAATAGTAACACCTGTTGTGTAGAAATCATCACCAGTACCACCACTTGGTGCTATAGTACTCAAGTCAAGTGTGTATGCACTAAGAGTATCATTGGTATCAAAATATGCTATATTACCCACAAGTGTAGTACCTGTCGTGTAAATATCAGTAGAACCACTAGTAACAAGAGAACTCAAGTCTACTGTGAATGCTGAAAGTGTATCAGTCCTATCGAAATATACTACATTATTGTAAAGTGTAGCTGCTGTTGCATAAAAGTTATCAGTACCAATAATACCAGTAAGGTTAGAACCATCACCATAGTACGTATCAGCACTAATAGTTACAGCTGAAAGTGAATTAAATAAAGGTGTGTTTGTTAATTCAAAAAGACCAGTTGTACCATTCCATTGAATTACATCTAAATCATTCTCAGTACCACCAGACCACCCAGCTTCTTGTAAATCATGGAAATTAGGGTATCTATGTGGTCTAACGAATATACTACCATTAACAGCTGAATTAATCACAATAGCCATTTCAACATGTAGGTTAGGTGCTACTGGGTGTATGTTAGTTAAACCACCATTAAATGTAGGTGAGACCCAAAGTATATCACCATCATTCCACGTTTCACCATAAGGTCCACCAGTAGTATCAATCCCTCTAACCAAACCAAATTCAGTCACATAACCATCTTCACCATTAGGGATATCCTCAGTGGCAACACCTAATGTAAATTTAGCTGGTACACTACCATCACCAATCATGTATTCACCTAATATCCTACCAGAAGCACCTAAGGTACCAGCGGCTTTAACTACTTTACCGTTTTCAATTGTTGCACCACTTTGATTCTTAATATAATAGAATAACTCTTGCCCAATTTGTTGGTGAACATTTCCACCATGCATACCAAGACTTAGAGTACCATTATCCTCATCCCAATATATCCTACCTTCAAGGATTGTGTTACCAGTATAATCAGTATTGAATTGTATATAATCAACAGTTTCAATGGATTCTAAATAAGACGTGGTTGCTGTAAATGAGGAAAGTGATACATCACCAGTAACACTTAAATTACCATTGATGGTTAAGGCACTCATCACACTAAGGTTTACCGAAAGTGGAACACCATCATTTCTAGTAATTGTTAAATTATTAGAATCATCATAAGTAAATCCAGTAATAAACGTATTACTACCAGTGCTAATAATATCTATAATATTTGTACCACCACTAAGATATGTTGTAGCATCTATTGTTGATGCTGTGATATTACCTAATACTTCTGTATCACCACTAATAATAACAACATCTTCGGTAAGTAAAATTGAAGTATTTCCACTACAACTTTCTATCAAATTAGTGAATAGGGTTGTACATGCTGATAACGTAGGGCTACCACCACTTAACTCTAAGGGTTCAATTATGAACGTCTTATTTATCGATTTATTTGGTCCACAATTACTCATAATATAATTCCGTTTAATTCAAACTCAGCTGTTGTATTAAAATCTTTAACAAATTTAACATTAATAACATCACCAGCCATCACCACGAATGGGATTGTAACTGGGTCTCCATTAACCCTAAATGTTAAATTATCTAAATTATCGTCTACCATAACATTTGTAAATCTAGTATCATATTCAGCCTTGAAGTCAAATCTATTATTAGTTCTTGGTTTAATCAAGAATGAATAATTCAATGTACGTACATTGTTATCAACCTTAATCTCAAGCTTAGTTTTAACCTTAGGTTCAATTATACTCTCATTGACAACCAATCGATTAACCGTTGGTATTATCTCATATTTATCTTCATCTAATATATACCCTAGTAATTCCAAATTAACCATCTGGACGTAGTATCTTCTTTTATTAAAATCCTCAATAACACTTTCATCTGTTACCCCCTCTAAGTGAACTGGCATTGGGTGTTCATTAGGAAATATATAATGTTGTCTTGAGTTAAATAATTCTTGAATAATGGTATTAAACTTATTAATGTGTTGCATTCTATTACAAAACAACCTAACCTCATACTCAATGTCAACCGATGTTGGTTGTGGTATCTTATAAACATCCACACCCTTTCGCCCACCCTCAAATGTCGGAACCTTTACATAGGTATAACTTCTTTGACCAACTTCATTCCAGTTTCCAGCTTGATTGGAACCTGGTGATACCTTATTAACTCTTACAACAGTAATAAATGGTAACTTGATATTCTTATGGTCATCAGTGTGTTTCCAAGTGGCGTTGAATTCTGCCCACTTTTGAATACTAAAAAAAAATACAGGTACTTTCTCACCATCAATAACAAATGATATATTATCATTAGTCATCTTAATCATAGAACCATCCATATCTTCGTAATCAACACCCTTTGGTAGGAATGTACCTTGATTATCAATATCATCCAAAAGTTCTTGTCTTCTCTCGAAGCCAACCTTTGATTCATTTAATACAATATTTTTTTTAAATCCCTTTGGAAGTGGCATATAATTATTATTTCAATCCATTTAAAATAAATGAACTATCCTCATTGTTATCAGTTCTAGTAATATCAAATCTAATCTCAGTACCACCAACAACATCTATTGGTAATTCAACCAAAACATTATCGATATAAATGTCAACTGTATTGATATTAATCATATTTGTTATATCATAAAAGTTCGTAGCAAATTCAGAGGTAACCGTATATGAATCAACAGCACCACTAGAATAAAATAATGTGTAGGTTACATCACTACTTCTTCTCCCTTTCTTATCACCATCTGGAACTTGCTCACCAACCGTCAATCTATTAACTGTTGGGATTACTTCAAAATTATCTTCATCTAAGATATATCCTAGTAATTTTAGTTCAATTAATTGAACATAATATTTTCTTTTATTAAAGTCTTGGATAACACTTTCATCAGAAGAAGTCTCTAAATGAACTGGCATCGGGTGTTCATTAGGAAATATGTAATGTTGTCTTGAGTTAAATAATTCTTGAACTACACTGTGGTAATTATTAATGTGCTGCATTCTATTACAGAATAATCTAACTTCATATGTCACATCAACTGACGTTGGTTGAGGAATTTTATAAACATCCACACCCTTTCGACCAGCTTCAAATGTTGGGACCTTGATGTAGGTATAGCCTCTATTACCTGGTATATTCCAGTTTCCAGCTTGATTAGTACCAACTTGAACATTCGGTTGTCTAACAACAGTAATAAATGGTATCTTTACGTTCTTGTACTTATCTGAGTGAGTCCAAGTAGCATTGAATTCAGCCCACTTTTGAATAGTTAAAAAAATAACAGGTACTTTCTCACCCTCAATAACTAAACCTAAATCACTATTAACCATATCTATCATCGACACATCCATATCCTCATAGGCAATACCTCTAGGTAGGAATGTACCTTGATTATCAATATCATCCAAAAGTTCTTGTCTTCTCTCGAAGCCAACCTTTGGTTTAGTTAATTTAATATTTTTTCTAAATCCTTTTGGTAGTCCCATATTTTATTATTTTTAAATTCCACGGAATTCATTCTCATCAACAGTAGAACACTCTACCGTCCTGTACATTCCCTTATAACCTAACAATGTGTGTTTATTATCCCAATTCTTTCTACCGTCATTATTTACGTTGAAATAAATCATTTCAGTTGGGGTTACCGAATAACCTATATAATCACCAACATCGATATCGGTATCTAATTCTTCTAGTTGTGCACTGTAAATATCAAACTTTAAGTTTCCAGTCTCCAAAAATCTCATTGACCCATTTTTATTATATGTGTCATTTTCAGCCTCAGCAAATGTCGGCATTACAATCAACTCTACTGGTGGATGATATCTAATTTCATCCTTACTTGCTTCACCATAAACATCACTAGTCATCGTACTCTCTCTATCTACTCTATAAAGAACAATAACAAAATTATTGTCACCCTCAAGAGCTTCACGTCCCATTTCCACATCTAGTCTGTAATCTTCCCCAGAGAAAAACTTGTTTACTCTATTTATTGGTACTCGTTTATTTGATTTAGCCATAGTTCTTTTTAGATAAATATTTATAAAGAGTAAAATAAGTCGTAATACTTGATTTTTATTTATAATTCCTTATATTTAAGACCTAAAAACAACTATGAGATTAGATGATATTAAAGGGCGTTCAGCTTTAAAGAAATTAGAAACCTATGAAGGTAAGAACCCGTATATAAAAAAATTAAAAAGAGATTACCTAGCTAAGAAGAGTGGTTTCAGTCTTACAGCAACACAAAGTAAGTATATTAAGGACCATTATCAAATGAGTCCTATACTGATTAATCGTGTTATTGAAATTACTGAATACTTAGGTATTGAGTTAAAAAAGAAAGAACAATTATCCTTCGTACCAACTAAAATATTAGTTGAATATATGTTAGGGGAGACTGAAAAGTCATTTCATATCTACGGAAAACTTAAACAGAATCAGAAGAAATCTGGAATGTATTTCATTCCTAAGTCACAAGTAGTGGATGACCCATATTTTGAACATGTTGATATTGAGGTGGATTATGATAAGTATAAAGAATTAGATACCTTCGTATTGAAAGATGGTACTGTTGGTAGAACACCTTATGAACATCAAAAAGAGGGTATTCAATTCCTCTTAGGTCGAGATGGTTGTATATTAGCTGATGATATGGGGTTAGGTAAGACATACCAAGCCATTATAGCCGCACTAGAAAAGGGTGCTGAAAGAATATTAATCGTTTGTCCATCATCTGTTAAGATAAATTGGGAACGTGAGATACAATACTTCCAATGCTTCGAAACTTCCATAATCAACGGTAAGAAGTGGGAACCAGCTAAGTTTACTATTATCAATTATGATATACTTAAAAACTTCCACGAAATTCCAGATACAAAGATTAAAGAAGAAGATATCTGTTGGGACAATCAACACCTTGTACAAGGAGATTTTGATTTATGTATAATTGACGAGGCTCACTACCTTAAAGACCATACATCATTACGTGGTAGTATTATGAAAGACTTATGTGTTAAACATAATATTCCAATTGTATGGCTTCTTACTGGAACACCAGTTGCAAATAGACCGAAGGATTTTTATAATTTATTAGCTCTTATCAAGGCTCCTATTGCAAAGGATTGGATGTTCTATGTAAAGAGGTACTGTGAGGCTAGAACGTTCACTAAGAAGCTTAAAAATGGTAAAAACAAGAAAATATGGCTTACCAACGGTGCATCAAATCTTGAAGAACTTGCTACTAAGACTAGAAATCTACTTCTTAGAAGGATGAAAACTGAGATAGATGATATGCCAGATAAGATTATTACACCAATTCACCATGAGATGACCAAAGAACAATGGAAAGAGTATGAGGGGCTTTGGGATGAATATCTTGATGAACGTAGAAAGAAGCGAAAGAGTGTTAATAATCTTGATAGGGAATTAACTGAATTGATTTTACTTAGACAATACATTGCTAAGATTACCATACCTAAAACCATTGAGATGGTAGAGAATGCACTTGAACAAGACCAGAAGGTGATTATCTTCACAAACTTTACAGAAGAGTTATTAACATTACAAGAACATTTCGGTAATGAGTGTGTGATACACTATGGTGAAATGAGTGATGCTAAGAAACAAAATTCGGTAGACCTTTTCCAAAGTAATCCAAAGAAGAAAGTATTCATTGGTAATATTAGGTCTGCTGGTGTTGGGATTACACTTACTGAGGGTACTATTGTAATCTTTAATTCATTTGATTGGGTGCCAGGCAACAATGAACAAGCCGAAGATAGGTCATATAGAATTGGACAAATGAATCACGTTAATGTTTACTATCAATTATTTAATGATACTATTGCTATTAGAATGTGGGATTTATTAGCTAACAAAAAAGAAGTAATTGATAAAATTATTGGTCGTAAAGATAAGGTTGTTGGTGATATTGAAGCAGTTGAGTTAATAATGGATAAATTAATTGAAGAATTATGATTAGATTATATACAATGGAAGAATGTCCTTACTGTAAGGAATTAAAGGATTTATGTACAAAAGAAGGTATTAAGTTTGAGGAAGTAAATATACACTCAGATAAAGATAAGGAAGAAGTTGATAAGGTGTTCGAATTAACCAAAGTTGATAGTGTTCCAATCGCAAAGGTTGGTAATCAATTAATTGCACCAGATGTCTCTTTTACTAGCATTGAAGAAGCCTTTGATATAATCAAGACTTTACTTAAGGCTTAATATCACTTGCCAATTTCTGTAATTCACCAATAACACTTGGTGTTTGTTGCTCAGACCAACCAGCTATTTCACCATCTACACCTAGAAGTCGTCTAACACCTTCTAATTTGGCTCTAACAATTGGGTCATCACAATATTGAATTGCCATGTCTAACTCTCGATAAGCATCAAATAAGTGATTGACTGATTTATCCATTATAGCCTTAACCATAGACAATCTCTTATGCGGGTTAAATTCTTCGTTCAATTTTTCTTGAATAAATTTCTTTGTTTCCATCTTTTATAAATATTTATATAAAAAGGAAAAGACTATGGCAATCGATAATGAAGACAAAGAAAAGTTATTTAGACAATTTAGACATTCTCTAGGTGCACCACACAGACAAATAGAAGTAGATGACGACCAATTATGTACTTTCTTGGAAATGGCTATTGAGGATTATGCTCAATATGTCCAAGAATGGCTCATTGAACATCAATGGCAATCTGTATTAGGTCAAAGTATTGACAAGACAGACATGGCATTTGCTATGAGTGTTAGAAATTTTGATTTCATGACTCAATATACATATGCATATTCTAAACAAGTTGGTCTTCAAGCAAGGGGTCCATGGGAACTTAAGAAAGATTATATTGATGTAGTTGAAGGACAACAAGTTTATCAAATACCAGCTGATAGAGAAATCAATGAAGTTCTTTGGATTACACCTTCTGTAACAAACATGGCTTTGTTCTCTAACTTTGGTGGTGTAGACTTTGGATTCGGTGGTGGATTCGGACAAGTAGGTGCTGGAGCCGCTGGTGGTACTGCTGGTGGTGGAACTGGTGGGTATTATATTGCCCCAGCCTTTGATATACTATTATCTGCATCTGATTTTAATCTTAAAAATAGAATTCTTAGAAGTGAATTGGTTTATAAACTTACTGCTGGACCAGATGGAACTAGATTACTTCATTTATTGAGCGTACCAGGCTCTAAGTTCTCATTCGGAAACGGTATGGGTGGTGCTGGTGGTGCTGGTGCTGGAACTCTTAACCTTAATGGTTGTCAAGTTTGGTATCACTATTATGATACAAACGGAAATGCCGATGAATGTAGATTAGATAATCCAGATATTATAAAGCTACCTAATGAAGTACCATTAGCTAAACTTGATTTTAGCTCGTTTAACGAACCTACAAAGACACTTGTAAGGAAACTATTCATTGCACACTCAAAGAGAGCCTTAGGACGTGTGAGAGGTAAATTTGGTGGTATTGTCGGAATGGCAGATGCTGAAAGAACAATGGACTACGAATCTCTAATAACAGAGGGTAATGAAGAAATGAAAGAAGCAATGGAAAGGCTTGATGAAAGACTTATGCGATTATCATCTGAGAAACAAATTGAAAGAGCGGCTAATGAAGCTGAAAACCTTAATAAACATTTAAAATACAGACCTTTAGGGTTCTGGGTAAAATAAAAAAAGGCACCTTAATTGGTGCCTTTCTTATTAAAAGTTATATTCATCAGTATCATCTGATGCCTTTACTGTTAAATCTATGGGTTTTAATTCTGTTACCTCTTTTGGTGAATCATCCATAACTCTAGGTTCCAAATCAACATCAATAAATTCTATCGTTGTACCACTTGCACCATGCAAGAACTCTTCGGATGATTGATAATCTAACCATTGTTCGTACTTATCATCATCATCGTGATTACCTACTGTATTATAATACTGTGCACGTTCTTTAGCATTATCTTCATATTTCCACATATCATCAAATGAACATAGGTTTTCACCCCACTTTTTAGAAACAAGATAGTGACTCACACCACCACCAACTACATCTACCATAATCTCTACCATCTTAGGTAAAACACCGTAGGTTTCAATATCATTTAAATCTTTAAGTTCGAGTATTTGGAATATAGCATCAAGTCTATCTTTCTCAGCTTGTATTCCATCCGCTCGTTCTTTAGCCATCCTTTCATGGTAATCAACAACCAATACATCCCACTCTTCTTGCTCCATATAGTTTGGTAACTTATCAACAGAAGTCCAGAATCTAAACTCTTTATCTTCCATAGTCATAAGGTCACTATATGAATCTTGATGATGTGGTTCATATGGGTGACCAGCACCTAACTCACATTCCTTTTCAGTAAACTCTCTTCTTTGTTCAAGTTCTGTATGAACTTTCTTAGTTTCCTTATTTTTAACCTTAACAACGTTAATTAGAATATTATCAACAGTTTTAAATTCACCCTTCTTCTTCCCAACAAGAATCTCCACTGAACGCTCACGAATATCTGGTGAGAAACAAACCAATAATGGTCGAATCCTTTTATTGAATGCGTCAATATACTTAGCAACGTTGTATTCATCAGTTGTTAGGTCTGGGTTTTGTTCTATCTGGTCTCTTGGAATTAGTTTACAATTTAATTCCATTGTTTTCTCTTTCGTTTCCTTATCAGTAATTGTCTTAAGGTCACCAGTAGACTTAGCGGCACCAGTATTTACATAATAAACCACATCACCTAACGAAACATTTTTAACCTTATGTTCAATAAGTAATTCCATATGTGCTTGTCTAGGATTATTATTCCCAGCTTTATTCTTACCAGCAACATGTTTCTTATAAGCGGCTATACTCTTCTTAACCTTACCTTTACTAGCTATTTTAACTAATGGGATTTGGTAGTTGTATATTTTCTCAATATAATCATAATAATAGTTGACAAATGAATGTCCATCACCATCTAATAACATCTTGATTCCTTTATCTAAGAATTCTTCGATGTAAATTGGCATCTTATTAGACTTGACTGTATTACCTACAAGTTTAATCTTACCATCAATAGCATTAGCATAGTTTTTT